AGTTTGTTGGGCTGCTAAGATATAATTGTATTAGGTTGTTAAAGTAGTCGTTGTTTTCACCATAGTCAATCCAGTCATTTTTATAATCTTCTTTTACTTCTGGTATTGTGTAACCTTGAAGATTTACTACTCTAATGTTATTGTTATATGTTTTTTTTCTTGCCATATTAGATTGTTATATATTTTTGACCAGCAGCTTCTGCACTATGCTCAGTGTACTCACCAGTATTTAATGTGTGTGGTATAGTTCTGTTTGTTTGTGCTGTGCAATAAGCTTTAGTTCTAAATAATAAGTTACTTGATCTTGTAAGTTCAAGTAAATACATTTTACCTTCTGATAGTATAGTAAATGAACAAGGTATATCTATAAAATTACCGTTATATGTTGAAGTAAGATTATTTAATGTTTGTGTTTTTCTTGTTCCGTCTTCTGTAATTGTTAAGCTAACAGTGCTGTCAGCCTTATAAGATCTTGGTACAATTCTAATTGTTTGTGAACTTGTTACAGGTTGTAATACTATCATAATAAGATAATCAAATTAAGACAAATGTGTTTATAAAAAAAGCCCTGCATAACAGGGCTTTCTTACAAAACTTATGAAAAATCACTAATTACCTCCGCCTGGTATACCAGATTGGTCATCATCTACATCTACATCAGCTACTGTACCTGGTACAACAGATACGTTTGACGCAGAGCCACCATTATTGCTAAAGGATAGTTGCGTATCTGTTTCTGCCGAAATATCACAAAAATTAGCAGGAGCTCTTTCTTGACCTGTGAAAGTCAACGAGTACCCACTTAAATCTCCCATACCTGCACCTGAAGAAATAGTTCCTCCAGTTACATCCATTCCGTGTTCTAAACCTGCCATAAAGTAATTATCGTTGTTGTCCTTGATAATTATGTGAGGTCTAGCAAAAGAGATTAATTTTAATTCTTTGTGATCTTTTGGTGTTAGTTTTGGTAAAACCAAAGTTAGAGTTTGTTCAAAGAACGTACCTCCTGTGTCTGTCGAAGAAGTAACGGTTTGCTCTAAATTGGAGTTGCCTTTAAGATCATATCTGTAAGCAGTATTACTACCTGAAATTGCAGCAATATTGTCTTCAGTACCTGAAGTAGTGTTCATCACTAAACCAGTCATACCATAATCAATAAAGTATACTGCCTTCAGTCCACCTACAGAGTCTTTACAAGGTCTTTGTCTTCCTTTTGTTAAATCACAACTCATATTTATTATTTTTATAAGGGGGCTAAAACGCCCCCTTGATTAAACATTATTAAGCGTATAATACGATATCAGATCCGATCCCGTGTTGTACGCCAGCACTTCCTCTTAAAACGATTCTTACGTTTTGGCTTCCGTCAATGTCAGCCATATCAATAAGCTTAACTTCTTGCCAGTCATTTAATAAACCAGTTCCGAAGAATAGGTTTGATGATTGAGCAGCAACCATTTTATCATCTCCTAATCCAGGAGCTGTAAATAATGGAATACCTTGGAAGTTCATTTCAGTTTGTCCAACGTGGAATAATTCTCTATAACCTAAAGCCGCTTGCGCTTGAATATAAAACTTAGCTGCACTTGTTGGAAGATAGATTCTTAAGTCCTCTTTACCGTAAACTCCAGAAGGAATTTTATCTACTACTTTACCTAACTCAGCAATAATGTTAGCTGCTGATAGTCCACCACCTACTGCCGCTTGGTCAACAACGTCACCGTCTGCTGCTAGTAATGCTTGGAAGCCGTTAAATTCACCTGCGTTTGCAGTTGCACCTTGCCAAATGTTTTGCTCAACTTTTTGAGCTACTTTAGCCGCAACCTGTGCAATTAAGAAATCAGAAAATTTACCTGGAAGATTATCGTATTGGCTAAAGCCCATAGATTGTGCATCCCAGTCTTGTCTGAAGTCTTTTTTACATAACTGTAGGTTTACTTGAAATTCCTCTGGTTGTAAAATTCTTTCTGTTAATGTTACATTAGAAGTAGGGTCAAAGTCACAAGACGCATCTTTTAAAATGTCGTTCATTGACAGCTTTTTAATTACTTCTTTAAATTTAATATTGGGTTTAATTGTAACCCCTCCGTTTGATAACGTTTCACCACTTAATAAAGCTGCTGCTATATACTCACCAGCAAATTCGCCTGCGTAAGTAGTTGTTATCGAAGTTGTAGTCGCCATATCTTTTCTATTTTTATATTTTAATTATTAATTTGGATCAGTAGCTGTAATTGAACCTGCTGAGTTTCCGATACCCCAAACATACCATTTGTTACCGTCTGACCACATATCAATAAAGTCACCAACAGATTCTGCTGACGCAACAAAGTTAATTTGATCTTCTCCAGAAGCTGCTACACTTGCTCCATTTACTACTAATATACCATCTATATTATCTCCTTCTGCACTGTCAATTACATAGTTTGATGTATCAAAAGCATTTGCTACAACAAATCTAAAATTTAGTCCAGATTCTACTGCTGGTAATGTTACTACTACTCCTGCACTCGCTGCAAGCTCGTACCATTTACCGCTATCTGCTGCTGTAAGCGTGACTGCTGCTGATACTGCATCAACATCATTCTTAATTCTTACAACATCATTATTTACGTGTGTTAAAACTGCCATAATTATTTATTTTTATTTACTATTGTTTCCATTACTCTATCAAGAGTAGATAATTTTCTATTTTGACCAAATAGCACTTTTCTTTTAGTACCTACTTGACCTTCTGGATCGTGAGCTAAAGGCTCAACTACTGGTTCTTGTGCTGAAAGCTCTTGCTTTTCTTCAGAAACTTCTTCTTTAGAAGATAATTCTTCAGGAACATCTTGAGCTTCTTCGCTAGATAATTTTGAAATCATCGCTTTGATTTCCGCCATAGCTTTTGCTAAATCTTCTTTTGTAGCATATTTAGCCATACCGTCATCTCCGTCTTCATCTTCCATTCTCTTGTTTTTCTTATCATCCATACCGTATCCAGCTTCCACTTCCTCTTCTAGCTCAACTTTTTCTTGAACATCAGAGTTTTCTACTTGCTCGCTAAGAGCAACTTCTTCATTTACTTCTACTTCTGTAGGCTCAGAAACTTGCTCATCTGACTCTACTTCTGTATTTAGAAGGACATTTTTGAATTTGTCTACTATTTCACTTGCTTTCATAACTATATATATATTAGGTTTATCAATATTTATTTACCTTGTTGTATTTTTAAACCTTACCAATACCTTGATTGATTAAGTTGCCTTTACAACATTTTGACGAATATGTTTTACCGTCATCACATAAACAAGCCCTGCGTGAAGACCTTGGGCTTGTTCTACTTGGTGTTTTAAATGGTTTTTTTATCATCTGTTTTTTGGATGTTTAGATGGTAATAAATCATTATCAGTTGTGTATTTAGCGTTTTGCGGTCTTCCATTTTTAACTAAATACATAAACGCATTTACTCTGGCGTGTGCCCATTGTGAGGGTGATTTCACATTAGGTGAATGGCTTGTGTTAAAAGCTCCTAAACCCCTTTGAAACACTGAAGACAACATACCCACAGTTACACCGTAACCAAGTTTTTGTTTATATTTTTTATTAAATTCATCTGCTTTCTTTTGCAAGGAAGCTCTATCTTTTGCTGAAACCTTTGCCCCTGTTTTACCTTTTGCAGATCCTTTTGCACTTCCTTTACCTTTTGGGTTTTTGTTAGGTGTTTTCGATCCTGGAGCTTTAGGGCTTTTTCTAACACCACCTCTAGGTCCCACTTCTGCTAACATATGTTTCTCACAAGGCATATACCAAATCTTTCCTTCAAATTCGTGTGTATGGTGTCCTTTGCACCCTATATTCTTAGCCATTTCTTCAGCTTTTTCTTTTGTAGAATAAGCTAATCTGTCATCAATAATTGCAAAATCATCATCAATACCCATAGAAGCTAATTTTAACTCACCTAATTCTTTTAACTTACCTCTCGACCAATTTAAACCAGCCTTGCCGCCCCATAGTAAATACGAAATAGTACCACAAGCTTTACTGTCACCTGCATCATAGTAAGTTTCTGCTCTACTTAGATAAGAGTACATTCTTTTTATTGTTGACACTGAAAGTTTAGCACCCCTACTGAGTTGCTGAGCTCTTACTTTGCCCACGCTTGTTGCACATTTGTTTTTAACCTTCTTATTGAGTTCGATACCCCTCTTGGCGTTGTTTCTAACACCAGACCCATAGTCATTATATGTTTTTAGCTTAACACTTAGAGCATCAGTAAGTTCTTCTATTATTGAAAGTGCTTCTTCCTCTTCTTCTTGCAATTTCAATGCGTCTACAAAGTGACCCTCTATTGAAAAACCTTTAACCTTACCTGTTTTTACATAGTTTTCCCATATTTCATTGTTATTAACCTTCATAGATACCATCCAAGTTCCTACAGGTAAATTAAAACCATATTTTCTCGATTTATCTTGTTTTTCATCTTCAATAATCCAGGACTCTACCACAGATAATCCGTTTAGGTCTATTTTATGTTCTAAACTACTGTTGTTTTGATTACCTTTTGTTAAAAAGAGCTCTGAAGCTCTTTTTACAGTATCTTCACTGAAATAAATAAAATATTCTTGATCTTCAAACTTCCTGTATATTTTTTTATCAGGAATTAGTGCTGGACCCATAATAATTTTCTTTTCTTTATCTACTTCAGCTAATTTGACCTCTTGTGATTGTAAAGCAATAAATTCTTCCTCTATAGCAGGGTCGTCTACTATAGAAATTGCTTGTATTCCTGTGATCTCGCTATCTTCGTCTAAAACGAGCTCTATAATTTTAAAACTATCCATATTAAGTAAATCTTTTTTTAATTATTTTGTTTTAATCTAGTTTTGAACTGTTAATTATGTTTCTATCTAATGCAAGACCTGTTCTTACATCTCCACTTACAACAAAAGCTCTAATAGGTTCTCCTGTTCTTTGTGCAATAACTTGTGCTAACTGAAACTGCTGACCAGTACCTACTATGTTGAATGAAGGGTCCTGTGCTTGCCTGCTAGTCCCGCTAGTTCCAATTGACCCGACTCCTCCAGGCACAGATGTAGCTGTGGGAACAAACTTAGTTGAAGCTATAGCTGCTATTTGAGCAGCACCTAAAGCACCAATAATAGCGGCAGCAACACCCTTCTTAATTAATCCTCCTGGTTCTCTAGCTAATACATCTGATATAGCTAAGGCTGTGTTGATTGCTGCTTGAGCTATAGCAAAAGCTTTTTGTAACCTAAAATTTCTCTCAGCTATTTCATCTCTTCTTTTTTGCAGTTTTAGCTCGTTATTTTCTATTTCTTTATTTATTCTAATCCTTTCTTCTTTAGATAAATTTTCGTTCCTTAACCTTTCTCTAAGCTGATTGTTTAGCATTACTGTTTTTCTTTCCTCCCTACTGAGTTCAGCGTCTG